CGGCAACCGCCCGGCTCCTGGCCTCTATCAGTTTTTTGCTTCGGTCGCCTTCGTCGGCTTCGACGCTTCGGTGATTTGCTCGGCCAGGAATTCAGCGATAGTAAGAACGTATCTGAAATCGACAAGCATCGCTTCCTCCAACTTCATATCGGGAAGCAGCTTTGTCAATATCTCGCCTATCTTTTCAGGCGTAACGTCTCCTGGCTTTTCCGCGAATCCATTGGCTATCGCCATGAACTCATTGAGCATCTTGCTCGAAAGCGTCTTGATCGTGTAGGTCTTGCCGTCGGGGAAAATGATGTCGATCGGATCGAAGATCGTGAGTGTCAGCTTGGGCATATCACTCTCCCAGGGTCAGCACTTCGTAAATGTTCGGGCTTTCCTGTTTGATGAAGACCTTGAACTTCACCTTGTGGATGCGCTGCGTGGCGTTGTCGTAGGGGATCTCCCATGCGGCAATCGGGTACGTCTTCAGCACGGTGATGTACTCGGTCGTGACGGCGGACGGCACGGCATTGACCAGCGGACGGAATTGCAGCGGCTTCGCATCCGCGTACATGGCCTCGCCGACAGGGTTCGCCAGCGAAAGGACGCTGCCGACCAAGGTCCCGCCTTTGGTCAGCGTTTCCATCTGGGCCATCGTGAATCGCCCGATGGGGATTTCGATGTCGGGAACTTCCAGCCCGACAAAGACCGCATCGGCAGGCATCGCGCCGTAAGCGTCTTCCTTGATCTCGACGGCCTTCGCCTCGATCTTCAGCTTGACGCCTCCCACAACCGGGCCGATGAGGATGCTGTTCCAGTAAACAGCGACCGGCCCCAAGTCCTTGTTGAAAATTACCTGTCCCATTTTTAAACCTCCTACGGTTTACGTTCCATTCTTTTTATAGACGGCGACGCGATAGTTCGTGGAATACTCAGGGCGTCGCTTGTCATCTTCGCCGATGAACTGCGGCGGATTGACCGCCGTGATTGTAGCACAGAAAATATCCGGGCTTGTCCCGAACTCGATCCCCGCCGCGCCATGAAGCACTCCATGAATTTCGCGCGCATCGTCCCGGGCGGTAAAGTAATTCCCTTTCTCGCCGCGCGTCACGATCTGGATCATTACCCATTCCATGTCCTTCGTCCAAAAGTTCGTATCCCCGCCGCCGTTCTCCGCAACAAGGGCGCAACGATCAGGAGCGCTTTGCGGACGTTCCCCGGCATAGAGCGTCGTGCCAGTGACAAACGTAGTTTTGCTTTCAATCCAGGTTGTCAATCCTTTAAGCACGTTGCAATTCCTCCTTGATCCTTTTTGCGATCAAGCCATAATATTTGTCGCGTAAATCCTGGCGCGCGATCTTCGCTTCAATGTACTTCGGGCCGACTCCGCTTTCCGACCAGTTTATATTTTGCCCGACAGCTTCATGCCAGCGCTCCGCATACGGCGCGCAGTACGTAACGAGAATGGCATAAATCATATAGCCTAAAGTTTCCTCTTGCATTTTGGGCCAATGATCTTTATTGACTTTCGATTTTCCTTTTGCCTTCGGCCCGGCGGATGCGTCGCCTCTGAGATTGCCATGCAAGTGCGGGGTCTTCGGTTCAATCTCGTCCGCATCTTTTTTCAGTGCGGCTCCGGCTTCCCATAGAGCTTTCTTCGTGATCTTATTGACGCGCGTATTCGCAAGCAGCAGCCGCTTGTCGAACTCGGTCATGTCAATCGAGAAGCCGGAACGATTGCTCATTTTAAAAACACCTCGATAAAGCCCCAGGAAAAATCCCTGGGCTTCCGAATCGAAAGTATAGCATACTCGACCCCATCATATTCGATAAAGTCCTCATGCGAGATCGCGCGCGATTCGATCATGACGCTCATCGAAGAGTAAACATTTTCGCCCTTGATGTCCTTGACCAGGGCCGTCCCGATTTCAACTTTTCCTTTCAGCGGTATTTCCGTATCGGCTGGCGGCTGGCCCCATTTATCTTTCACCCCCGCGCGATGCAATATGATGTCATCGACCAAATACGAAAAAATCATTTTATTCCCCCTTGCTTTTCATAGGCACTAAGCATATAATAGGAATAGGAGGGAATATGAAAAGAGGAACTTACATCCGCACTTTGGAAATAAGAAACAAGCAAAGCAATGCGATGCATGGGAAAGGTTTGGGGATAAAAAGACCAGAAATGAGCGCTGCATTTATGGGTGAAAAAAATCCTAATTGGGGGAAAAAACGGTCTATTGAATCTCGTAAAAAACAAAGTATTAGCCGACTTAAAAAAACGGGCGGAATTATTATTACTTATGGCGGATATGTCCATCGCACTGTTTTTGACCATCCCATGAAAATAAATGGTTATGTTCCTGAGCATCGTTTGGTTGTAGAAAAAATTCTTGGCCGTTATCTCAAAAAAAATGAAGTGGTCCATCATATAGATAAAAACAAAGAAAATAATATGCCTCAAAACTTGATGGCATTTTCCAGTCATAGCGCTCACCTTAGATTTGAACAGGGCGGTTCTACGGAACCCGATGAAATTATTTTTGATGGTCGTATGATTAAATAGATTTATCATAGTTCACCTGCCGCTTCCAAAATATTTCGAGTGACGGGATTCAAGCCGTGTTCGCACATGTTATGCGGAAATTTCGGGTCAACCTCTACTGCCCCCTTTGCCGTCTGGACAGTAACAGTTGAATCAAGCGGCGGGAAGTCTGGATCGGTCCCTGAGATCGAAAAGACCATCCCTTCGAGCGCCGCGCAAAGTCCGCATGGATCATCGTGCCGCGACATCTGCACTAGATCATTGTCCCACTTCCGGCATTCATCAACCGTGGCCTCTACGTATGCCTCATGCAATTCTGACCGAGCCATATTTTCAGCAAGGGCTTTTAATTGATACTGGCGCCCGTTGATCTCGATGAAGTCCTCGCCCTTGACAAGTTTCTCCAAGTAGGAACGCAGCTTGCGAGAGATCGCGCCCTCGCTGTACCCGCGCGCGAGATAATAGCCGACTTTCTTTTCCATGATTTTCGCCATGCCGGCATTCATGGCCTGGACTTGCTCATTTTGCTTTACTGCTTCAACCGCTCCGAATGCCTGATTATACGCCGCCATGAACTCGGAGACGGTTCCCAGGATCGAGGCGTTGACCTTTATAAATTCCTCTGCCGTCTTTGCCGCTTGGCGTTTGATCGTTCCTTCCCGGTCAATCTCTTTTCCCGTTTCCAGGTTGCCGACGGCTTTTGCTGCCACGCTGATTTCTTTGCGCTTGGATTCGTATGCCTGGCGGATCGACGCGCGCGCCCAGGCGGTAGCGATCACATTCAGGCGAAGGACGATCTCGCGCACTTTTGCAAGGGCATCCCGCGTCTCGCTGGGTTCGGCTTTGAGCTGAGCGAATGGGCGAAGGACGCTCGACAGGACAGCCGTATAGGTCTTGTACGTCTTGGCGATTGTCCCGACAAGCTGATCCGTCAGCTTTTTCTGTTCGCCCATAACTCCTCCGCCATGTCAGCATAAACGGCAAAGTCTTCCGGCCTGATCCAGCGCCGCAACCATTCCATTTTCGGGTCTTGCCTATATGATGGCATGGCGGTATGTCCAAAGCCGATGCCGGGGTTGCCGGGCATTCCCTTCATGCCGACGTATTGAGCGCCGGGCTTTCCATCGCTCGGAATATAACTGTCTGCATCCCGCCATATCAGGCCGCGACTGCGTACAAGTTTCCAAAACTTAATATCCACGAAATTGTCGCGCGGGTCTGCCAGCGAAAGGATGAAATCTCCGATAAGTTCACGGCGAAAGCTGGTCTGGGCGAGCGATGCGTGCTGCATGTTTTCATGAACATAAGGGCTTCGAAGTCCGAGATGATAATATTTCGAATAGCCGATGCCAACAGCCGGATACTGATCCAGGCGCTTTGACATTTCCTCGATATAGGTCGGGGCATAGTATTCATCGTCTTCGCAGATAAGAATTTTATCGCCCAGCATGTAGGGCAATGCTTGGCGAAGATTGAGACAGAGCGAATGCGTCGGCTCTCCCGGACCCTGCTTGCGTTTGACAAGATGGGTCATCGGTTCCTCGAAGGGAACATCTTGCTCCCCATCGTCCACGACAACCCAGAGATCGGGCTTGACCGTCTGCTGCCTAAGCCAACGGGCAAGCAATGAGATCGTGCGGATCCGGTTCCTGGTAGGGGTAATTACTGCGATCATCTTTTCCTCGCAACGATTTCAAAACTGTATTCGTCAATATGATCGACCGCATAAACCACGTAGACCTCCTTGATATTTGCAATCGCTTGGCGGACATGGGCCAGGCCGAAATCCGCGATCTTGTGCGCCTCGTTGTACGTCTGTCCTGTGCGCGCGCAGTGCGCCCGATAGACCATTTCGTCCGGGCAGTAAATGACAAGGTTCCCACCCGGCTTCAGGACGCGCACCCATTCGCGCAAGACGGCTTCCGTGTCCTCGAAGTCTTCCAGTAGATGCGAGCTGAAAATGAAATCGAATCCGTCATTTGAGAAAACGGAAAGGTCGCGCGCATCCCCGGCGAAGTGTTGCGGATGCATCCCGACATTTGCATAGGGAGAAGGAAGGTCGAAGCAGAGTGCTTGCGGAACAATCGGATCTCCGCCGAAGCCAAGATCAATCC